TACGTACTCGTGCTCCGTATTAAAGTGCCAACCCTCTGACTGTATAGCTTTACTGGTTTCGTCGAGGACTGCTTCTGCTTGAACGACTGATACAGGAACGGCTGTACCTCCGAGAGTATTAACCGGGGCTTCCCCGATAACACTGATCATTGTATTTACTGCATTTAGTTTAGTCGTCAGAGCCATGATAAGTATAGATAAAAAGAATCCCGGTGGAGGGGAGCGGAACGAATCACAGACCTCCCCAACACCGAGAGAAGAGCGTTACGCAATCAGTTCGATAGCACACTCAGGACGGAGAACTCCGTGACCCATAGCATACTTAGCGACAAACAACGTACCTTGACGCTCGATCTGATACTCCGATTCGGTAGCAAGATCAAGCAGTTTAACGGTTCCGACAGCAGCGGAGTGGGAAACGATACCTTTAGTGGTGGTGAAGTTTCCGTTGTATCCTACTCCGTTACCACCAAACACATCGTTATTAGCCTCGCCGTCTCCGCCAACAGTACCACTAAGATCAGTTGATGGGATGTGGTTTGACTTGAAGATGCTGATACCAGCGATCTGTGGAATGTTACCAGCAGCAAGACTTCCGGCTCCTCCAATATCTTTATTGATAGCAGAAGTAAGAGAGAAGCTGTTGGAATCGTCAGCACCAGTGATAAGCTTGTAGTACTCAGCAGGACGCAATACACAGAAACGACCGTCACTAGGAACATCGTGTTCGTCCATGCGTTGAGCAGCACTAAACAAAGCAGCTACCAACTCAGCACCTGTAGGATTACCTGTGTCAGAATTAGCGTCTCCGAAGTTTACGAAGGTGTTAGCACTGATGTCGAGGATGCTTCCGCCTTTACCAACTTGATTTAAGTTAGCAGCTGAACGAGCAGCAGCGATGAACACTTTAGCAAGAGCAGTGTCAAAACGAACAGCAAGTGCTTTACCCAACTCGTTAGCGTATACTGAACGAATGTCGTAGTGATTCTTTACATCGTCAATGTTAGCCAAGAAAGTAGAAGCAACAAGCATCTTATCGATGGTGATTACTCTTTCAGTCTTAGCAATATCACTGAGGTAGCTGTTGTCAGCGTCAGCGATATTTTGACCGGGGGTGTGGTACGAAGCGGTAGCGATACCAGTTACAGGGAACTGTGCAGACTTACCGTTTTCGATTGTTCTAATTGTGTGTAGAGGTTTGAAGATGTTGGACTCCTCAAAGCTTTGCAGAATCTCTCCGCTGAACTTTTTAAGGAACAACTCATCATTGTCAGCACCAGCGGATAAACCTTTACCAGCACTTCTAATACCTACACGACTTGGATCTGTATTTCCGTTAGCCATAATATATGATCTCCTATGTTAATTAATTGTGAATATGTGTTTGATTACCAGTGACTTTCACACCTTTCGTCTTCACAGGATTGTCCGCCGCAGCGGGTCGAGGGACTAGTTGTTGCTAGTTGTCGATTAAATTTATCTATTAGTAAAGAGGAAAAGTTCTTGACTGTCAACCTCTTCGACCACTTGGACCAAAGTAGAAACCAAGGATACAAGGCAATATTACCGTGCATCCCATAAGGCTGATGTGTCCAGAAGAAATAGTGAGTGGCTCTTGATTCGCTTGCCAACTGATGAGTCCGAAGAATATTTCGTTGATGCCTTCTCCGTCTGCGTTGGTGAGTGTGACGATTTCTGCGGTTGGGAAGAGGGTGCAGAGGATGATACAAGTGCAGAGCGTAGACACCCCGATAACAGCAAGAATACGACGAGTAAAAGAAACAAACTCCCCAGTACCGCTTTTAGCGAGTTCAGCTTGTAGTCTAAGGAAATTATCAGACGCACGAGCTTCTCTCGCCATTTCAAGATCATGCTTGTTCTGACGGGCTTCGAATATATAACCAAACACGCCTTTAAGAATCGCCCCCATAGCAGTGCTACCACCGCCCGTGATAAACAACATAAGTAATTCACCCATCTCATTGTCCTTTCGTCAAATGGTTTTCCATTTTGCTACGCAATCTGTCCAACTCTTTTTCAAGATACTTGATTCTTTCGAACTGTTGAAAGTCAGATGTTATAGGTGAGTCTTGCATTTCCAACAGATGATCGAGGTCTACTTTAGATTGTTCTGCAAACTTCTCAAGATGCATCATCCGTGCTGACAAGTCTCCTAATAATGTACCTTCATGCTGCACACGATCTAAGCTACTATCCAATACCATCAGCTTATTCCACACTACAGAGTATCCCCAAACACAAGTCCCGACTATAGCTATCACTTTAGCCATGAACGCAAGGTTTGCTTTTACCTGTACGTTATCTCCTAGTTCTGTTGCCATGTTCTTAAACATAACGAAAAACCCCTAGTGTCAGCAAACCAATAAACCAACACTAGGGGCACTATACCTTATGAATGAATAAACAATCTAAATATTGCTTACAGAAAGTCTTCTGTCAATCTCTTCGTGGTACGCTTTATCTCCACTTTTATATCGTGGATCAGATTGAGCACGAGCTAATTCTTGCATACTTTTAAATGGCATGGTTGATACACCAGATACTGCACCTTGTGTAAGTTTAGGCTTTGCACCCACTTCGTTTTGATAACGTGCGTACAGTCCTTGAACTGCTAACTTAGCTTGCGAAATTGTACCCCCGGTGACTGCCTCATCAAAAGCATCGATTTCTTCTTGTGGTAAATTCTCGTTCGCCCACTCAGCCATCGCATCGTAGTTGCCTTGAGCCACGCTTTTGATTTGTCCTTCTTCAGATTGTAATAATGCTTGCTGACCAGCTGCGTAGCTGTCAACTAAATCTCTGGGTAATCCGGCTTTCTCTAAAGCGTTATAAGTTTCCTCACTAAGTTGACCGTCGTTTTCAAAGAACTCTTTACTTGCCTCCGCAACTGCTTTGTACGCTTCACTAGTGTTCTCTTCAGTTTGTTCTTCGTCGTCCTCAGCTTTCTCTTCGCTTTGTTCAGACTCTTCCGTATCTTCTTTAGGAGCTTGTCCAAGTTTCTTTTCCAACTCGGAGTACGCTTGTGCCATGTCTTCCGCACTCTTGAACTTTTCGGGGAGCCATTCCGGGCGGTCGCTTTGGTCTTGCGGTAGTTCCTCTTCGGTGACGGGTTTCTCTTCTGGTTCGATTTCGCTTGGTGCTTTCTCATTAATCTCTACTCGGTGTAATTCAGCCATTTGTTATTCCTCTTGAGGTGGTTGTTGTGATGCCATGTACTGCTCCTGTGCGGCATTGATGGCAGGTGCGACTGCGGGTGCTCCGAGCTTCTGTGCCATCTCCATCATCTGTTGCTGTTGCATAGCTTGTTGAATTTCTTCTTCCGTCTTAATCAATCCTTCCGTCTCGATACCTAAAGCTGTAGCACGACGCTTGAAGTAATCACTGACGTTTAAGTATTGAGTAACGGCTTGTGGTCCTACTACTTGGTTCGCTCCAGCTAGGAACATATCTAATCTATTCAGATCATTACCACGACCAAGAGCTTCCACTCCTGTAACAATAGTAGGTTTAACGATGTCCTTTGGTATCTTAGGTAATCTCTTACTCTTAGACATCTTATCCATTAAACGACTGACGATGGGTAGCTGTAGCTCCTGAGATAACAAAGAGTATAGACCACCTAATGCAGCTTCCAACTCTTGACTGAGCATTCTTATCTCCTCAGCTGTTACACGTTCTGCATCTCTAACTACTCCAGATGTCAGTAAAAATGCTTGGCTTAATCGGTCTGTTATACCAGCCATAGTAGCTTGAGCGGTACGGAAGTCATTGAACTTATTAAGTTGTAACACCGATACATCTGCTTCAGACCCTTGTACGATTGCACCGTTGGGTGCTTCTGCTAAAGTTCTTGATCTTGTTGTACCGTTCGGGTTGACCATGAACAATACCTTCGCTGCTGCTGCACTACCTTCGACAATCGCTTTTGTAAGTGCTTCCAACGACTTGAGGTCTCCGAGGTACTCCTCAACAAATCCTCTGCCGTAGTCCTCTCCATCAATCTGTGTGTAACGCAACGGTAACCACGGGGACTTTTCAATCGGATACTTACCCACGCTCTCTTCAATAAGAATACCTTTTACATCTTGGTAAACATTGAAGTGGTCATCTTCTCTAACTACTGCTGTGTATAAATCACAACTGTTCTCTTTCTCTTGACGATATACTTCCTCTCTTACCGATTCAGGAAGCATCATAGGAGCTACTGTTTCTTTAATAGCTATGTGTGTAACGTTACCCATTGGGTCCCTCTTCACTACATAACGATCCAGCTTGAACACTCTCATACCACCCTCATCAGGGAGATATAACAAAGAGTTACCAGTAACAAGCAAGTTCTTTAATGCTTGGAAGATACCGTTCCTGAAGTTCTGTACTTCTACTTCCTGTGATACACTACGC